GTTTCTCACAGTGTACGAAAATGTGCCGATCGACGATGTGACGCCGCTGACAACCGAAACTTTTCAACCACGCGGGTCGACGTCTCTCCTGGATGCAATGGGTCGGATTCTGAAACTCGACCTGCCTCGCGACACGGTGGTTATCATTCTGACGGACGGTGACGAGAATACATCACTCAAGTACACGTCCGAACATATCAAAGATCTGGTCGAGTCGCGCCAAGTACGGGACAATTGGTCCTTTGTATACCTTGGAGCGAACCAGGATGTGGTTCTGACTGCACGCAAGCTTGGTATCAATCACACGATTGGGTTTGACACGTGTAACACGCCTGATGTGTTTCGGGCGCTTTCACAGACGATGTCGACTCAGTAGCCGCTGTTGTTCCCGGCAATATTCTTGAAGGCGTAGTAGATACCGAGAAGACCGGCCAGAATGATGTACGCCGTGCCGAACCATTTCTTGTTTGACTCGACCGGCTGGCCGTCCTTCGGCGACTGTTCGACCACCATAAAGATACCGGACATGAACAGGACGAGAAGGAGGCCGCCCAGAGCCGCCCGCATAAACTTCGTGCTGTTGTTGTTCACCGTAGAGTTCATTTACTGTGGGTGCTTATTTTTTTTTAACCAGATCTCAGAAACATCATAAGGGCGAATGCGAGCACGATCTGAAAAATGGTCATGAATCGGGTCGACCACTGTTTACCGCTGCGGTACATCTCGCGGATCGAGTTGGTGAACAGGACGGCGGCTGCCAGAATGACGAATAGGTTACGATCAACGACGGCCATTTACTTTGAGTTGACATTAAAATTGCGGACCTCGACTGGTGCTTCCGCCCAGAAGGTTTTCGGATCCGTTTGGTAAAGCTCGAAGAGACGAAGGTTTTCCGGATCGGTATCCGGCTTCGTGAACCCTTCGGGTGCTTCTGGTAGAAGAACCGTCTCGACGGACGCGAGCTCTGGTGAATTCAGACACCCGACCTCGTACCCGATATCAAAGTCGAGACCTTCCTTGTCGCTCTGGACCCAAAAATGTTCACAAATTTCACGAGTCTGCGGAACGACACAAACACCCTTGACGACCCGGGCCGCCGTACCCTGTGCGGCGAGGACCCGCTGGAACAAAGCGCAGTGGTGTACGACACTCCCCTTGACCTTGTGAAGTTTGAGCCGGAGCGCAAATCGCTTCTCCATTTATATGTCAGCGGTCGTGTGTTTTAAATAGTGTTCATGATTTTGTACGCCGTGTTAGGGTTGAGAGTTCTGGACAGAACGCGCTTCGTCATAAATACGCGCCGGGCGTGCCGAATCATATTACGAAGGCCGGCGCGTTCTTGGTTCGTCAGAGAGTTTCTATTCTCGTTACGGCCGTACAGAGCGAGAAATGCCGCGCGGTGAAACTGGCGCCGGAGCGAATTCGCCGTGCGCTGTGCTTTATTAAAAGCCTTGCTAGCATGCGTCAATCTGTTTAGGCGCTGTTTAAGCTGTTCGTGCTGGGCCTTGGTCGTGGGCGAGTTCATTTATACAAGAGGACGCGATTAAATTTCGGCGTAGCCCGAACGAGTGTACATCTCGATCTCGCCGTCCAGTGAGTGCTCGGGCGGCGGCGCCATGTACATTTCAGTCCCGGTGGTCGCTGGCGGGACCTCTGGTGTCGCGGGAGGTGGCATCGGGGCCTCTGCGGGCGGAGGAGCCATCGGGGTGGCCTCTGGGGCCGCGGGCGGAGGAGCCATCGGCGGGGCCTCTGGGGCCGCGGGCGGAGGAGCCATCGGGGCCTCTGCGGGTGGAGCCGCGGTCATGGGCGGGGCCGGATCAAAGTCAAACATCGTCTCGCCCGCGATGGTATTGAATGCGCCTATACCCCCAATCTCTTCAGACATAAATTGCGTTGGAACCTGGGGTGCCGCCATCGGGGCAGGAGCCTCTGGTGCCGCCGGCGCCGGCGCGATTGCCGCGGGCTGATCGCCGCTCGGGGCACCCTGAATCGCCGGAGGCGGAGTCACGGTCACGGTCGATTCGGGCGGCTCGTAATTACTCTGGCGGTACCGAAGGGCGAACCAGGCAGCCGCGAAGATGATGACGGCCATGAGTATCTTCTGTAGGGTCGTGGTCGTCATTTACTACCAGACAACAAATAAAGTATGCGGCCGTCATATGAACAAGAAATGGCCTCCTCTTTCGTTCGCCTGGTAGACCATATGGGCGACGACGCATCTATCGTTCAGGCTGCGCGCGTGTCCTACGGACCGGGCACAAAGACCGTAAGCGACGACCGTGCGCTGATTCGGTACCTCATGCGTCATCAACACTCGTCGCCGTTCGAGATGGTCGAATTCAAGTTTCACGTCCGTGTTCCTATTTTTGTCGCCCGTCAATGGCTTCGTCACCGGACCGCATCTGTGAATGAAGTCTCGGCGCGGTACTCGATCGTCAAGGATGATTTTTTCGTACCGTCCGAACTTCGGGCCCAGAGCAAAACGGCCGGTCAAGGGTCGTCCGGTGAAGTTATCACCGAGGAGCTATTACGTCTGAAACAAAAGGCGTCTTGCGATCTTGCATTTCATACGTACGATGAACTCGTACGACGGGGTGTCGCGCGCGAACTTGCGCGCGCCCATCTCCCCCAAAGTACATTTACTGAATTTTACTGGAAACTAAACTTGCACAACCTTTTCCATTTTTTGAAACTCCGTATTAGCCCCGGTGCCCAACCTGAAATTCGCGAACCGGCACAGTCCATCCTCGAGATCCTCAAGTCGATTGTGCCCCTGGCCTGCGAAGCATTCCAGGATTACGTACTCGACGCCGTGGTCTTCTCCGGTCCGGAAGTACGTGCGCTCCAAACGGGCGACACGAGCACGCTGGCCAAAAGCGAACAGAAGGAACTTGACACAAAAAAGAAGACTCTAGTTGGAGAATGCTAGGCCGCCCATACCGGAGGCGATACGCAGAACGTTGTAGTTGATGGCGAACATCTTCTGGGAGGTGGTCGCGACGCTCGACTTGAGCTGTACGTTAAGGGATGCGTTGTCGATACGAGAGAAGTTGCACGTACCGGTCGGCTGGTGCTCCTCGGGCTGGAGCGCGAAAGAATACACGTACACGCCCGGGTACGGGGTACCGGTGTGGTGGTAGAACGGCTGAACCTGGTTGAAGTACTTGCCGGACTGCTCCTTGAAGCGGTCCTGGCCGTTGAGCACAACCTTGAACAGGTGCAGCGGGCCAACCTCCAGACCGTATGCCTGGTTGGTCGTCGCAAACTGGGTACCCTCCTCGGTCCAGAACACGTTGCCGGTCAGGGCAGCCGCGGTCTGCACATTGGACACGACGACCGGTGCGACATTCGAGCCCGGGGCGAAGCCGCCCGGCACATACAGGCGCGGTGCACCGGTCTCGTGTGCCTTCAGGGAGCCGGACAGAGACAGCTTGGTGGGATCGCACGTCACGTTCACGTTCTGCGTCGACGAGCAGAAGTTCCACATACCGTTCAGCTGCGTGGCACCGATGGCGGCCGCGGTCGGGTTCTGGTAGCACCAGATCAGCTCCTTCACCGGGTGGTTGAAGGTCAGACGGACGGTCTGGACGGCGCCCTCGGACGACCCAGTGGACGTCAGGGTATCACCACCGGTGTGCTGTAGCTGCTCGATCAGGTACTCGTGACCCTTCTGGGCGAAGCGACGACGCTCCTCCGTGTCCAGGAAGATATAGTTGGCCCAGACCTCGAATGCGGTCGAAGCGCTGAAATAGTTGGAGTAGTACTGGGTCAGGTCGAAATCCAGGCGCACCTCGTGGTACTGCAGCGCAATCAGAGGCAGGTACAGACCCGGGTTACGGTTGAAGAAGAACAGCAGCGGCAGGTACACCTTGGGCACGGACGACTGTGTCGGGTTCGGGTTGGACTGTGACGTCATCTTGCCCCAGGCAATCTTGTCCGACTCGTTCAGGAACAGCTCGGAGTACAGGCGCCACCAGGTCTGGTAGTGCTTGTCGATGCGCTGACCGCCGATGGTCAGCTCGACGGCCGCAATGGCGCGCTCGGCGACCCAGTTGGTGTCGAATGCAGAGTTGGTGGACGTCAGTACCATGGTGGCTGACGGCACAAGCGGCTGCAGAGCCACGTGCATGTTACCGACCAGGTCGCCGTTACGCGCAATCGTGATGGATACGCGACCGCCGTTACCTACGGTACCGGACGTCGTCTGCTGGATCAGCTCCATCGCGAAGTTGGTGTGGCGCTTGTACACAGCCTGGAAGAAGGTCACCTTGGGCGTACCGGTCAGGTACACGTCCTGTGCGCCGTAAGCCACGAGTTGCATGAGTCCGCCAGCCATTTTAGTATACGGCGAGAGAAAAAAACAACAGGAATCTGGACATTCTTGTTGTTTTTTTGTGTTTTTGTTTTTGTTTTTGGTGTGTGTCTAGTTGGAGAAGGCGAGGCCACCCATACCGGACTGAATGCGCAGCACGTTGTAGTTGACGGCGAACAGCTTCTGCTGCGTCGTGTCGGTGGCACCCTTCAGCACGACAGACACCTGGGCGTTGTCGATACGGGAGAAGTTGCACGTGCCGGTCGGCTGGTGCTCCTCCGGCTGCAGAGCGAAGGAGTAGGAGTACACACCCGGGTACGGGGTACCGGTGTGGTGGTAGAACGGCTGAACCTGGTTGAAGTACTTGCCGTTCTGCTCCTTGAAGCGGTCCTGGCCGTTAAGCACAACCTTGAACATGTCCAGGGGGCCCACAGACCGACCGGGGGCGTTGAGGCCAGCGGACAGGACAGTCAGACCATCCTCCACCCAGTAGGAGTTGGCGGTGATGGACGTCAGACCGAGCGTGGTCGAGCCGCCGTTCACCATCAGGGGCGCGCCGGCCATGTGGGGCGGGATCCAGTTGTTGGATGCGGAGAAGGCCTGGACGTTAGACGACATGCACACCGCATCGGTGTTCGACGTGAAGTTCCACATGTGGTTCAGCTGGGCGGACGTGGTGAAGTTGGGGTTGGCGTAGCACCAGATCAGCTCCTTCACCGGGTGGTTGAAGGACAGACGGATCAGCTGCGTAGAGTTGGTGGCGGTGACGGAATCGCCGCCGGTGTGCTGCACCTGCTCGATCAGGTACTCGTGACCCTTCTGGGCGAAGCGGCGACGCTCCTCCGTGTCCAGGTAGATGTAGTTGGCCCAGACCTCGAAGGCGTTGTTCGTGCCGAAGTACTTGTCGTAGTAGGTCGTCAGGTCGAAATCCAGACGGACCTCGTGGTACTGCAGAGCAATCAGGGGCAGGTACAGACCCGGGTTACGGTTGAAGAAGAA